TCTGAGATAAAGATCCGGAGAGCCTTGTCACCAATAGAATAGTTCTCTTGCTTGGTTTTGTAGTTAACGCTGTTGGCCGTAGCCTCTTCTGCGCGGTTAGTATTGTACTCGCGGTTCCAGTAACCCTGCGGGTAGACGGTGTACTGGTCACTTTCCTTAGTAACAGGAATCATTGTACCTACTTTAGAGGCAATGAATTGTTTACTGTCTTGGGTCAGCGCAATTGATAGGTTCGTCAGCGGACGATCCACATGCCAATCACGTGCCGTATTATAGTTAGGCATGATTTACTCCTTACGCTTGAGCGCCCTTGTTTCCAAATAGGCAAGTTACTAGGTTACCGTCTGTATCCGCGGCGTTAACAGCAACACCGTTAATAGCTTGGCCAGCCGTGGCAATATTTGCTTTACCAGTAGCGCCACTTCCTAAAGCGGCACCAGCGGTAACAGCTGCACTGATAGCTACTGGGGCAAGACGACCTGAGGTAGTCATTAACCCGATCATAGCCCCTACGCCAGCCCGTTCAACGTTGACGATAATACCGTCAGCGGCTACACCGGCACCGGCTAAGTCGACACCAGTTGCCGTTAGTTTCCCGAAGAATCCGGTCTTTTTATCTAAATCGACAGCAGCTGGGAAAGACTGCACGTCATTTGGACCGTAATTTGAAATTGCCATGTCAGCAGCTCCTGTTATTAGTGATGGGCTTTGTTGTAAAGCGCTTGCCCAGCGGCTGTAGATAAAACAGCCTCGTAAGCTTTCGCCATATCAACGTTCTTGTCAGCGGCATACTGTTTAACCATAGTATCCAGCTGGTCTTCTTCGGCTTTCGCCGCTGGGGTAGTCTGCGTACCATAGGTAGTAGTAACCATGCTCCCTGTACTGTTGCATCCTGCGAGTAAGGTGGAAACCGCTTTACGGGTCTCTTCGTCTTGGATACCATCGACGGCACGCAATAAGGCTACCTTGGTAGCCTCTTCGCCGGGAATGTTACCCATATCGCTGCTGGCGCGTTTAACCAGATCTGCCTGCTGTGTTAATGCTTCCTGCTTTACTAGGGCAGCTGCCTGATCATCCAATTTCTTGGCCATTGAAATTAACGCAGAACCGGCTGATTTACGATACTCCGTACCATCCTGAGCCGTATATTCGATAGGATCAGCCTTAGCGGCCATTTCGAGCTCCTGCTTACGGTCAGCACTTGACTTAGCAATAAAGCTTTCTTGATCTGCAATGGACAGTGTGGCGTGGTAGGCTTTTTCTGCGTCAGAAAAAGCACCGAAAGCCACCGCGGTAGCCAATTGCGTCTTTACAGCCGCTAGCTCATTTGTCGCCGCTTTTAGGTCGGCCTTTAGTGTTTCTTCTGGCATAATAGTATCCTCCGTATGCACAGGACTACCATCTTCTTTGATGGCGATTAGGGTTAAACTCTGCTCTTTGGTAATGGTATCTTTTCCTACCCCTTTATTTAACATAGCTAAAAGGGCGGCTTGAATTTCTGTACCATCTATTGTGTGGTTATGCCCAGCATTCGTCGACACAATGTATTGGCCGTCATTGCTTAAGGTAAGGCGGTGATAATGGCCTTCACCACCCTCGGCTTGGGCAAACCCAACGTCTAGATACAAGGTACCGTCATAGGACTCAATATTAATTCCATGCTGGTGTCCCATGTCGACGGACGTTAACATGTCCACAAGGTCTCCTGCTTTAACGTAAGGTTTATCTTTGCTTTTAAAAAAGGTTACGTTCGCTTCAGGATTAGCTCCGCGAGCGGTTAAGGCAACAGCCGTAAGTTTTTTCATCTTCATACGGCGGCGTTTACCGTCCGCGTAAGGGGTGATTTTAGTTACAGATTCATTCGGCATCTTCTACCTCTACACGGTCACAGGAGCCTTCGATGCTGAACATAAGCTTACCTTTACAGGCTTCGGCATAGTCATCTTGGTCCGTAATCTGGAAACTTCCAAAGTGGCCTAACTTCTTGATTGGAATATCTTCTGGGTCTAGGCCAGTGATCTCACTTACGAGCATCTTGGCCATTTCCGGGGTGTCGATCAGGATATTATCAATCAATGTACCTTTCACAGCCCCGGCGTGATCAAAATTGGCATCTCTATAATTCTTCGAGAAATCAATAAATGCTGCCGTATAGCTTGCTACATCAATTTCCTCATTATCCGAATCGACTACTGTTTCCCCATCTAATTTAAATACGCTAAACCAGCCACCAATGATCTGATTACCATTATCAGCCTTTGTGATTGCGCCAGTCGCTTTGTAAGTGTTACTTAAATCGGGCTTAGCCATAACGGGTCCTAATTCTTGTCTATGAAACGGATCTTACCATGGTTAAAAGAGCATGTCAATAGTTTATTAGAAAAATGAGCTAGCGGCTTTGGCATTCATAGGTTGCCCCGGCCGGATCGCGCATAACTCCATCCTCTTGAATGGAATAGGTTCTCCCCTCGGCAATAATCCTATCACCGGGCTGCGGTATAATACTAGGTGGAAGGGACGCCCCGAGGATAACTATTTTATGGTCAGTTATCTTGACCCCTTGTCCGCGAATATTTTCGTTACGATAATTATCCACAAACCCCTTACAAGAATACGGTGTTTCGATCTTTATCATTCTTGTTTTGTTGGTCGGGTCTTCGGCTGTTGATGTCTTAATCAGCGTTTGATCAAAAACTAACCCGCCGAGGCCATCGAGGATTGCCCCAGCTATGTCGGCACCAAATATATCAGGCATTAGTAGAACCCCTGTGTTTTGTTATAGTCATTATCGAAGGTCGTGCCGTCACCATTCCCTGAAACATAAGACCCACTTATGCCCTTACGTAAATAGGAGGTCAAGACGCAACGCAGAATTTCTTGCACAACGGCTGGGTACCTACCACCACCTTTACTAGGCCTAAAATACTCAATCTCAGCTGAACCTGCTTTTAGTCGTTTAGTGTTTGCTGCCGTTGGATTAGTGTTGCTAAGTATAGCAGGATTCTGAATCGCCAGGATAGCGTATTCAAATTGAGCCTCTTTAGCTAGGTCTAGTGTTTCTTCAGGGGTAAGAGGATTACCAGCGCAGTCTGTAACACCGGATCGCGGAAAAGACATTTCTTGGCCATCAAGCTCTTTTTGCCCTTTATATGCGGAGCGTTCCATTACCCGAGCCACTTCAATTAATCCGGCATCTTTTTGGCTAACGGTAAAAGCAGCCCATATTGATGCTTTTAAAGAATCTGCGAAGTAGCTATCTGCCTCGGCTTGTGACCCGTAACTATTCGTACCAACTACTAATGCCATAATTAATTCTCCGGGTTAGGGTTTGCTTCACCAAGCCCACTGTCGTTTTGGTTACCAACGGTACTGCTACCGCCTTTACGCCTTAGCTCGTTAGCTATCTTCTCATCAATTGTTGGTTGGTTCGATAGCCCTAACATTTCTCGAATTTCATTTGTAGCTGGATCATTGGGGTCCATTTTAGCCCCAGCAGCCGCTATGTCTTTAAGAGCCTGCGTAATCTGGGTTATATCACGGTGCTGTAAGGCATCCGTATCGAATGTTGGGAGAAGTTTCTTATCGTAACCATTAACCTCAAAGAAACGCTCGATAATATCCTTCTGAAAGGTGTCTACCAGCTCGTTAAGGGTACTGTCCACAATTAGCGCGAAGTTTAGGGACTTATCCTTACTTAGAGCGTGGGAACCTGTGGTCTGCTCCCCTAGGAGCAAGCCCTCTACCCCTAAAATTCTGGCTATTTCGCGGTTAACCCTTTCTATAGCTATGGCCATATCTGGGAGAGATGTCGAACTCCCCTTTAGTAGATCCACATCCCATTGCCTAACAGCGCTCGGGGTACTACTCTCGTCTAGGGATTGATAGGTAATACTGTCGACTAAGATCCCAAGCGCTGGATTCTTAATGTGGTTAGAAATAAAGGAAGTCAGCGGAGCCTCAGCTTCCTTTTTCTGCTCCGCAGTAATAAGGCCAGTGTCCACGGCTTCCTGTAATGCGGCGAATGGGGCTCTACCGATAGGAATACCTCGAAGGTCGGACTCAAAAGCGTACCCCTCAAGCTGCTCATAGCGTTGTAGCCGGGCACAGGAAGATACTATATGTCTAAAGAGGCCTAACCCGGTAGGGGTGTCCTGTAAAGAATCGTCGACTACGTAGACTACCTTCCATCTAGCTAGAGGAAGGAGCTCTTGGCTATCAGGGTTACGCTGTAAAACACCTTGCACCTTACCGCGGCTATCTACCTCCCATCTTTCGATCGTTTGCTGAGGGCGCGGGGCTATATCGAGAAATTCATAACCATTTTCGGTGACCTCCATTGTCCACTCTTGGATGCTAAAACCATAAAAACGGTACATGGCCGCGCGCCTAACTACCCTAGACCATGAAGTCTCCATCCGCTTCAATTGCTTTTCAACTAAAGCTGCCATTTCAACGGCCGCTTCTGAATCATTGGCCGCCCGCACTTTCCAAGTCGCTTTAGATACGAGGTTAAGAAAATAACGTACACCAGAAGCGACAATACTAACATTAGCTAAAAGGTTACTGTATGTTTCGTATTGGCGTAAATCCATTAAATCAGGGTTACGTTCATCTTCAATAACGAAACCGTTAACAACCACGGCGCCGGGAGCACCCATAGTCCGTGTAGGAGCTGGTTTATCAGATGCCGATGGCGCATCAGAGAATTGTTTAGTTAATTCGGTCATTCTTAGGCACCTTAGAAAACTTTGCTAATTATATTATAGGTATTTCAAAAAACGTCAACTGCTTGGGATAATAGTCGGTGCAACACCTACTAGAGTACGGCGTTTTCTATTCAGGGCATAGTAAGCTCTACTGGCAGCATCAATCTGATCCTTAAATTGGCCGTTCGGAAATAATGATCCTTCGTTAATGAAGGAATTGTTCCAAGGTCCCCTGACAAGGTATACGTTTTTAATCTCTACTTGAGCAGCGAGCGGGGTTGCCCTGTCTTCTTTAGAACCGGATTCTGGGCTGAATTGGAAGTTGAAGCCGTGCATGAGTTTACCGATGGCTACTTTCTGTGCCTTACCAGCTTGGCCAGGATCTTGTGGAAAATCTTGTGTGCAGCTGTGCCCGTCCATTTGGGCATTTGCTTTTATCATCTTCTCGACGGCGCTCGGTCCAACCTGTCGTCTATCAACGTCTAGGATATAGATTGAACCCTCAACTAAACGCATCTTTAGGCCGACAGTCCATGCCGCATTCTTATTGGTTTTACTGTCTGTACCTGCTAAGTCCCATCCGCGGACTGTACGCCCACCTTCAGGTGCCTTATCAACAAACTGCCAATCATCCTTCTGGAACATACCACCACCGCGAGGTGCTGGGCGTTGTTGGAGCTGCCCGGCTTCTGCATAAGAACCACCCCATGACCTAAGAGCTTTCTTCAGGGACTCGGTTGACTCCCTATCGAAGCGTTCTGGCCATAGTAATTCACCATCTATGTTTCTCTTATCTACTTTATACTTTAAGCTGGTACCTAATTCATTTGGGTGCCAAGCCTTATGGTGCTCGTCCCATACTACACGCTCTAATTTAGGTTCCTTGATATAACTTGGTTTAACAATGGTGTAGCAAGCCCTTTCTTGCTCATACTCCATAGGCAGCATAAGGTGCTCGTATCCAAGCTCTTCAGCTAAGATCAAACCTGATACGTCCCTTTCGTGCACCCGCTGCATAATAACCACAATAGCAGATTCGTTCGCCTTGTTTAAACGTGTCGGTAGGGTTTCCGCAAACCAGCGCAATACCTCTTCACGGAAGGCATCAGAGTCCGCCTTTTTAATGGAATGTGGATCATCGAGAATTAAACGGTCTCCACGATAACCTGTAAGACCAGAACCAACTGAGGACGCCATACGCCAACCGGTTGACTGATTCTCATAATAGATCTTTGAGTTTACATCGCCTTTGAAGCGAACATTGTCTCCCCAATGCTCTTGATAACTTTCGTCCAGCATGAGATCCCTAGATCGAACATTATCTCGTATAGCTAGGTTCTGCTCGTGCGCGGCTAGGATGAAACGATGGTGCGGTAATTGCCTAGGTCCCCATTCCCAAGCCGGCCAGAACACCGAGGTAGACATTGATTTAGTACATCCTGGCGGTACATTGATCAGTAGCCGTTTGATCTGGCATTCAGTAACAGCCTGTAAATGTTCACACGTAGCCTCAATAGCCCAACCTGGCGTGAATGGTTGACCGGGCTCTAACGCAGACCAATGATTCTTCATGAAATCTATGAGCTTGCGCTCCGATTCCATACGCTTTAGCGCGGCTAAGGCATCTGTTGGATTCGCCATCATCCTCGCTAATAGATCATTGTCCATTATCAATAACCCCCTCAATGGTATTTTCTTCTTCTTCTTTACGTCTAGCCTGATTTTCAAGGAGGGTCTTGACCATGGCTAGGTCTTCAGGTGGCATATTCGAAAAATCGAAGGTAGAACTATTATTAACCACGATATTCTGGTTGCTTTCTACCTTTCCTGTCATTTTTACATTTTGTTGGCGCATTTCTGGCATATGGATACGCCCTAGCAGCTCTAGCATGCGGTCGCTATATTTAGGGATCATAATCACCTGATCTCTATCCTTACCTCCAACAACCCCCTCCTCGTAACCCTCTACGCCGCGTCGGTACATTTCCCCCTCAAGTAAGTCTCTGAAGTATGTCATTGCCTCTAGGCACGCCTCGGCAAATACAGGGTCCTTAGACTTATGGGTGTATACACAGTAGCGACTTACCCCAACGCAGGCTGCCGAATACGCCACCCTCCCAGTGACCGCCAATTTACGAAGAAATTGGAGTTTACGGTCATCATTAAATTCAGCTAAATGGGTATTACAGTGGCGGCCGGTTTTCTTCTCCGTCCAAAGGCTATCGAAGCCGCGGGAGTTCATTTCCGTCATGATATGATCGATTGGATCGGCCTTAGCTAGCTCAGTATCAGGATCGGGTTTTATGGAATTTGGTTCAATACGAATTGGTTTAATCTTGGCCATGAGCATCACCATTAATGGTTAAGGTTTAATGGCATTATCCTTATAAGATGAACATTTTGCACTATATTAGGTAAAAAAATGGGGCATGTCAGAAGACTACCCCAAAATGCTGGATATCCCAGCGATACCAGCAACTTTTAAGCACTGGCTTGGTTAGCGGATGCTCGTTCCTTGAGTAAACTAAGGCGGGTAGTAGCACGAAATTGAATTTCACGCATTTTACACAACTTTTTGGATGGTTTAAGATTTTGGGTGTAAGCCTGGTCTAACTGTGTAAGTAAATCGTTAGCTAATTTTTCAAAAGTATCTGGTCGAGCCATTAGTGCCTCCATTAATTAATGCCAAGTTTCATAAGCTTTTTGATAACTGGTGTTGGTTGCCTTACCGGCCGCCGAGTTCCAGTGTTTTTTAAGATAGACGCTCATCTCTTCAGTGGTGGTGGGGAGTTTTTCAGGTTTCATAAATAAACGCTGACGTGCCATGAATACATTGTAGTTAAGGTCGTGGATAAGGCGGGTAGCCGGTGGGGATAACTTAGCACCATACTCTTGACGACTAATAATTCCGGCAAATAGGGCATTCTTCCAAACACTATCACCCTCTTTCCAGACACTAGCATGGGTTTCCGGCTCCATCTGGATGAGACCCAAGGCAGGACCATTACCTAGTTGCTTTATGTAAGCACCTTTTTTAGATTCATGTGCTATGATCATCATGATGGCTAAGACGGCCTCGTCTGAGTAAAGAGGTATTCGGTGGAGGGTTGCTTCAACTATGAGTTCTCTTAATTGCTTCTTATTCATAAGGCCTCCTAAGGCTCTGTTGCTATTATTACTTTACGGGTTTTTGTTTGGCACCCTTTTTATAAGGTTTTAAATTATGGGGGTATTCTTCAATAACAAGGATATCTCGAAGTTGCCTATGATAGGTTCCACCTGTGTAATGGTTATTGAGATACCCGGCTTTTTTATTAGCCCACGATGTTTTGTGCCAGCCTGCCCTTTCAAACCTGATCCATACACCACCTTCTAGAGCCCGGCGTATGTAACAGGTTTTTAACCACATTAGGATCTTGGTTAGCTTTAAGACGACGATGGAGGTTAATTTATTCATTAGTGAAGTATGACTCCTTTAGGGTAGGTAAAATGACTATTAAGGATTCGCTCTGTTTCCAATTTTTGGATGGCTCGAATAATTCTAAGTAAATAAGCTCTCGTAGCAACGGGGTAGGTACTATTAACAACAATCTTTGCTGCCTGATTCATAGTTGCGCGTAAGGTTTCAAGGTCTTTACACGAGGTGCCGGATGTAATCACCTTCTCCAACACATCATCATTAGGGCAAGTTTGAATTAAGACGCCATGTAGTGCCTCATAATAAAACCAGTAATCCGTCATTAATCGGTCCATTATAGCTTACCATCCGGCATGTAGAATATTTCGCATAGCGCTGGTAAATGTTTTTTGGCCTTTTCTTGGGAGAATATATCACTATGCCCATGTATATCGTAGCTGAGGTCAATATTATGTACCCGTTTATCCGGATTTTTCGCACCCATTGCACCCATTGCCCCCCAAGCATTAGGGATTAGCCATTGTATAAAAGGAATCCGGTCAAAAAACCGGGCAGCTTTGGTTGGTTTATCATGCTTAGTATGTACGACGATGATTTTACGAATGCTTTTAGGAAATTTAGTATTAATCTTGAGGGCAGGATTAATAAGGAGGAGGGTATCTATCTTAGCCCCTTGTCTTACGGCTTCGATTATAATAGCGCATCCATTACTGTGGCCAATAGCCCCGACTGCAGTAGGTAATTCATCCAAATCGCTATTAACACGCTCTTTTAGACTTTTCGCTACCTTCTTGTTCTTAATCAGTACCCCAATAAGTCCAAGCCATCCATAAGCGTGAGTAAGGACAACACCACCACTCTTCTCGATAGCGTAAGGGCGTATAACTTCGACGGTGTTCTCCCCACCATCCCTGACATTAAATCCGTGTACTAAATACGTAATGTTTATTGACATGCCTTAGGTTCCCAGTAGAGGTTATTTGGTGATCCTATTTCGCTCAATGTAATTACGTTTTTTCCTGTAGCCGGATCTAGGCGCTTAAACCCAGCCCGATAACGGCCAGTCTTCCCGGCATGCGTAAAAACAATGGTCGAACCAGATGATAGATATAGGTGTTTCCCAGCCAGCGGCCCATCTTCGCACCGATAGCGCTGTTTTTCAATCTTAGCCATTATTATTCCTCCAAACAGTCCGCATAAGCAAGAATTTCTTGCGGGTTAAGATCTTCAGGAGCTATTAATCGTGCCATTTTGCGGATTGCATTAGCCTCTAATGACTTATCTAATCTGGTATCTAAATCTGCACACTCTTGCTCACCAATCCAAGGACTACAGATAGTAAGCTGCGCCGCGAACAGCTCTTTCAATTCCGGGGCAACCTCACCCTCCTCTAGCTCCTCGCGTTGGATACGCTTAGCGTACATCCATAATTGCTGCAAATGACCTTTCGTGGCCTCCAATACGGCGTTACGATTTGCGAGGCGCTCTTTTGCCATTAGAGATTTGATTAAAGCCTTATCGACAGGGCTGAGTGGACGCTGGTTTCGTAGGTAACCTAACAACTGTGCATCAGTCATGGTCGCCTCCGTTAATGGAAAAAGTAGCCATCACATTTTTGGTCTTACCTATAACCGGGTTGCTGGCCACAATTTCACATCCTACGGCTACTGTATCGACCCGTTTCCCGATTATCCGGCCTCTCCAGTCCTTAATGATAAGGACTGCGCCAACGGCTAGGGCTTTAATGATTGTTTTGTTCATGGTATCTCCTACTCCAGCTGGTTAAACTGGCGTTAAAGGAACACTTGAAACAGTTTACGTAAGCCTGATCTTCTTCAAGCATGGTTTCATCTATTTCGAGTTCGTGATTTCCGCATCCCGGACATACTGGGATAACATATTGGCCGATCTTTACGCGTGGTGTTCTATTCATTTGAATAATCCCATAAAGGTTCGGCAATATCCAAGAGCCTCAGATTTACGGTAGAGATACATACTGGAGGTTATGCCTAATGTGGCCCCAAAAGCTATTGGCAAAATAGACCACCACCCGGACATGACAATAAAGGAGACTACAGCGACATCAAAAACAGCCATCATGAATGATACAACACTCGCCGCAACGTATTTCCCGCCTATGACATTCTGGTGCTGGATACCCTTAAGGAATACGGCACAGAAACTAATGAAAAATTGTATACATAGGATCATTTAAAACTCCGATTAAAAGTAAAAACCTACCCATATAATACTGCGGGTAGGCCGGTAGGTTAAATACTATTTTGGACTACCAAGGTCGATTGTCGAAGAGCGGACAAGGCAACGGATAACTACCTCTACAGTATCGCCCGGTTGTGTTTTTTGGGTAATAGAGGTGATACCCATCTCCTCGGTCACATCTTTCCCGTCATCGGTGATTAATCTAGTGTCGCTAGAGTTACCAGTTTCATTAACTATTTTCATCTGTTGATTACCTTCTATTATTTAGTATCTAAACGTTCGCATCGAATAAGATCACTGCGGGAGTGTGACGAAGTTCCCCACTTATACGCCATACCACCCCCGTGATACATAAATTGAGTATCATTAAAAAATACCGGTGTATCATGGTTTTTAAAGTAACCTGTATAATGCGCCCAACTAGGTACCGTCATGGTCGGGGAAACTACATCTTCATTACTTGTCTTACGTTCTAGGTCCTTCGCCGTATCCACTAAGTGTATGAGTTCTTCTTCACAAGTGATATCATTAAAAAACCCGCTCTGTGCCAAAGCGATCATGAATGAGGTGTGCATGTAGCCTCCGTAACAATTTTGATTAGCTCTCGCATTAGGGCTTGACACTTACTTTCTACCAAGGCTACGTCCCCAAGCTTAGTATTGCCACAATCGGATAAGTCTAATATTGCTCGTTGGGCATACAGCTTACCTTCGTACTCGACGCGAGCTTCGATGGTAATCTCATGGTGGAGGTATCCGACCCACATATCCATTTCGTTGGTCTCGGCAAACTCCTCGACAGCCTTTACCATTCTGGTTAGATTGAGCATAGCGCCCTCCAGAGAAGTGGCCAGAAGCCTAGGTTCTCAAACGTATCCACTTTTTCAGTCAGCGAAGCTACCTGCTCCTTCGAATCATTAATGGCCTCAGTTAGTTTTCTGTTGTCCAACTTTAAGGCTTGGCATCTAGAGTTAACCATACCGTCAACCAATGGGAGCAAATCAGGATGTACGACATAGAAATTAGACCCTGAAGCACTATTCCGTATTTCTACTATAGCACTCTCCACTGTCTTTACGCTGAGCCCGGCATTGGTGGCTCCGTTCATAGCCACGTAATGAGCTTCAGATCCATATTCATGCCAGCGGTAATGATACATGTCATCGGCCACTCGAATAGGTACGGCTTCGCAAGTAAATAGGGTAGCCTGTCTCATATCAAGGCCTCCCGTGCAATTGCTTTTGCCTCACTAAGACCTTCTGCCATGGCGATAGCCTCCAACACCTTAAAGTACTTATGGTGTCCTTTAACCTGTGCTGGAATCTTAGCCTGCAGGTTTGGTGAGGCGGCTATTACGGTATACTGGTCGCTAGCCTCTAAGTCAAGAGCAAGTATTTTATCGGAGAGCTTGCCGGGTGTACCCTGAAGGATTATTTTTTCACCACTTGCATTAATTAAGGATGTCATCCCGTTCCACGAATCTTCTTTTTCAAAGGCTCCTAGATCGGCACCATCTATAACGAGGTTAAAGGTGATGACCCGGTTAAGTTGAATGTTCATCCCTTGCCCCCAGTAACCGTCACGGTAGCTTTATGCGCTTTGCTTAATTTGTGGTAAAGCTCCTTAGCTAATTCGACACGAGCATATTCTTTAGTACCATCGACAGGTACGGCACTCAGATCTTGCAAAGCATTAGGGCGTAATAGATCAACTAGGAGCTCAACGGCGTCCGGACTAAGAACTGCCAGGTGTTGGACAATAGCTTGGGTTTCAATAGAATTGATAGGTTGGGGCATTGGCCACCTCCTTTTAATAGGTTGAATATTAATATAGCCCACTTTGAGTAAGTAGGCTAATACTGTTTTGGACTAAGCTTTATGGGGTTGCGTTTGAATGTAGGTGGCGTAAGTAGTCTACGGTAGCCGGGCGCTTCTTATCGTCACCCAATAGATTACGCATATAACGCATATCAGCGACATTAAGAGTAACTTCTCTAATCCGCATCCCTGTCAAGTTTCCACCAAAGGCCATTATTACTTCTTCGCCGTTCTCTAGTTTAATTTTCATACTAGCCCCTATTAAACACTCGGAGATAATCAGGGCAACGGAGCACCCCTGCTTTCCACAAACCGCGTAAAGAAATAGCGATCCAAAATAGTTCGATAACAAAAGAACCTAGGTTAAAGTGCACACATAACGATATCAATAGGAGAATAGCCCCTACTAGGTTTACACTATTAAACTTAACCGATTGTCCCGGCCAATGGCCATTAACGGTCATGTGAAAGGCTACAACGACGCAAGCCATACCTACTAGCCCAATAATATGGGCGATTGTTTCCAACATGTTATTCTTCCTCGCAAAAAGATCTATAATAGAGAATATCATCTATTTTAAATTCAAGCTGGGGTTCCCAACTCGTTATAAGAACCGCTGTATCCGGGTGTCCGTCCGTACGTGTCACATAATACTTACGGTCTTCCCGCCCTTGGTTAGGATCATATAACCACCAACCTCCTTCTTTGTTGGTCTCAGCCACCAACATGTGGGAATTACCCACTAGATTCAAAGATGGTACAGAAATTAGGTAAAGGCAATCGGGGTTTAAAGTACGCTCTCCAGCTAAGCAGCGACGAAAATCTACCCCACGTTCCTCAAAGTAATCCCAAATCTCTTTTTCACCTTCTAAGTAAGCGGTGTGGAAATTATCAATAACCTTCTGCTGCTCAATATCGAGGATCATAGAGATAGACGCACTAACACACCCGAGATCGAGCTGTTGAACTTGGTGCTGTATTATCGGCATTTGTATCAGTCCTTTTTTGGTTGAACTAACCCAAGCTCTCTACTAAACTCAAGGTATTTTTCAACCTTCTCACGCTTAGCCGTAACCTTGGTGTGGTCATAACTAAAGGTAACATCATAGTCATGGAGCATTTCGGCAATAGCCAAGAGATCGTTGTATTCTTCGAATAAGCGTTCTCGATTACTGAGTGTTTTACCGGGCTGAATATCCTCTAAACCAAAACGGAGGCATTTAGATATTTGCTGGCTCAACTCACTGCATTCTTCCCCAAGCTGCAGGAGCAACAAATCGCGCTCTTGGAAGACGGTCTTAGATAACTCGGTTAGTTTCGGCTGTCTAAGTGCTGGTGCCCAAGTTGACCAAGCAAAACGCCCACCATGCTTGTCCGGATCGTAATGACGAACCCAATCCACGTCTTTAGCTAAGTACTCGCGAGCGACGCCATTATTCCCGGTAACGACAACCAACACATCGTCCGGAACAGGTTGGACGCCGGTACATTGACGCTGAACGAACTCTAATAACCAATAAGTAGTTGCCTTGTTAGTGTTATTCAAATAATCAACGTACTCTACATCTACCGTATAGGTTACGCAGCTATGCTCTGTTTCTTCTTTAATCATATCGCCGGTAACAATTGGAATACCTAGGGATAGGATTTCTTCCACTTTATGCATAATCAGTCCTTACTTAACAGGTTTACATAATCGGACTACGGTATCGACGTAACCATTAATACCATCGACCAAATTTTCTTTTAGGCCAAGCATTGTATCACACTGTGTCTTAATACACACCCCGTCGTTTTGAACAACGGTACCTAACTGATCGAGCTTAGCTTTCAACTCTAGAATGTGGTTCCAAGCCAGTGTACGATCTGTTGGATCTAATAACCACAATTCAGTCGGTTCACATATCTCCCAACCGAGATCAACTAGTTTGGAATACTGTTCAAAGGTAATGTGGTCAGCGCAAGGCTGTTGGAGAATGAGTTCGAGGGCTCTTTCAGATTCAACCCAACCTATG